AGAGATGATTTCTTACTTAGCACCTGCTTGGTTTCTAGGTAAATACCCCCATAAAAAAGTTATCATGTCCTCCCACACGGCGGATCTTGCAGTAAACTTTGGTCGCAGGGTTAGGAACTTGGTAAGTTCAGATGTATATAAAGATATCTTCCCACAAGTAGAACTGCAAGCTGATAGTAAGTCAGCGTCAAGATGGGGCACTAATTTTAATGGTGAGTACTTTGCTATTGGTGTTGGAGGTGCTCTCGCTGGTAGGGGCGCTGATTTGTTCATTATTGACGATCCACATTCTGAACAAGAGGCCAAAACCGGACGACCCGACGTTTTTCTACCTGCTTGGGAGTGGTTCCAGTCTGGGCCTCTTCAGCGGCTTATGCCGGGTGGTGCAATCATTGTTGTGATGACCAGATGGTCTAAATTGGACCTGACTGGTCAGATTGTGTCGCAGATGAATCGTGAAGAGGGCGTAGATAAATGGGAAGTGGTTGAATTCCCAGCAATCAAAGACAATGATGAGGCGTTATGGCCTGAGTTTTGGCCGGTTGAAGAACTTTTAGCTAAAAAAGCTGCTCTTGATGTGCGGTATTGGAACGCCCAGTACATGCAGAACCCCACTTCTGAAGAGGGGGCGCTAATTAAGAGAGAGTGGTGGAAAATCTGGGATAGAGAAGACCCACCGTCATGTGACTTTATAATTATGAGTCTGGATGCCGCGCAAGAGACCAATAATAGGTCTGACTACAACGCGTTAACGACTTGGGGCGTCTTTTTTAACGAAGAAACCAACAATCACGCCATTATTTTGCTTAATTCCATCAAAAAACGGATGGAGTACCCCGATCTAAAGAAGATGGTGCTTGAAGAGTACAAGGATTGGGAGCCTGATGCGTTTATGGTGGAGAAAAAGTCCAACGGCGCTCCGTTGTATCAGGAGTTCAGGCGGATGGGCATTCCATGTCAGGAGTTTACTCCGGGCAAAGGGCAAGATAAGATAGCAAGGGTAAATGCAGTAAGCGATCTGTTTGCATCAGGGATTGTTTACGCCCCTGATCGCAGGTGGGCCAAAGAAGTTATTGAAGAGTGCAACGACTTTCCTAGTGGCGCTAATGATGACTTGGTGGACTCCACTACCCTTGCGCTGTTAAGATTCAGGCAAGGCGGATTCTTGCGTTTGCCGTCAGACGAGCCAGATGAAATGTTTAGCTTCTTCAAAACACGCAAACGCGCCGCGTATTACTAAGGATACAGCATGGCTATCGACAAGGCGTTATATCAAGCTCCCCAAGGCATAGGGCAATTAACTGGGGATGAAGAGCCTATCGAGATTCAGATTGAAGATCCCGAGTCAGTAAATATCAGAGTTGGTAATACTGAAATCGTGATGGAGAAGGAAGTAGACGAAGACGATTTTAGCAAAAATTTGGCTGAAGACATGGATGAAGCCGACCTCGCTATGCTTGCGGGGGAGCTAACGGGCGACTATGACACCGACGTATCAAGCCGTAAAGATTGGATTCAGACATACGTAGATGGTCTTGAGTTGCTTGGTTTGAAGATCGAAGAGCGCATGGAGCCTTGGCCCGGAGCGTGCGGCGTATATCACCCACTGCTTGCAGAAGCCGTGGTCAAGTTTCAAGCTGAAACCATGATGGAGACATTCCCGGCTATGGGGCCGGTTAAAACTCAGATCATCGGTAAAGAAACGCCTGAGAAAAAGAAAGCCGCTGAACGAGTTCGTGATGACATGAACTACCAGCTAACGGACGTTATGAAAGAGTATCGTCCAGAACATGAACGGATGTTGTGGGGCTTAGGTCTAGCTGGCAACGCCTTCAAGAAAGTATATTATGACCCATCTTTGGGTCGACAAGTGGCGATGTACGTCCCCGCTGAAGATGTTGTGGTCCCATATGGTGCATCAAGTCTGGAGTCTGCGGAACGTGTAACTCACGTGATGCGTAAAACTACTAACGATGTGCGGCGGCTCCAGCACGAGGGGTTCTATCGAGACATTGACTTGGGTGAACCTGCCCGCGTTATGGACGAGGTAGAGAAGAAGATTGCTGAGAAGCTCGGGTTTCGGGCGTCTGAAGATAACCGGTTCAAACTATTGGAGATGCAGGTTGAGCTTGACTTGCCGGGGTATGAGCATAAAGATGGCAAAGAAGAAACGGGGATTGCACTACCGTATATTGTTACTATAGAAAAAAGTACTAACAATATTTTGGCGATCCGAAGGAATTGGAATCCTGACGATGAAACGTATCAAAAACGTGCTCACTTCGTTCATTACCCGTATATTCCGGGTTTTGGGTTCTACGCCTTTGGACTTATACATCTTATTGGCGCTTATGCTAAGTCTGGCACTAGTATTCTTCGCCAGCTTGTGGACGCTGGTACACTTGCTAACCTTCCGGGTGGTTTTAAAACACGAGGACTCCGTACCAAAGGTGACGATACCCCTATCTCTCCGGGGGAATTCCGCGATGTAGACGTACCTAGTGGCACGATCAAAGATAATCTGATGACGCTCCCATATAAGGAGCCGAGTCAGACTTTGATGGCGTTGTTAGAGCAGATTATTGAAGAGGGCCGCAGATTTGCGGGTTCGGCTCAGCTTGAGACTTCGGACATGTCCGCTCAAGCCCCAGTTGGTACAACTCTTGCTATCTTAGAGCGCACTCTAAAGATGATGAGTGCGGTTCAGGCACGGGTTCACTACGCGATGAAGCAGGAGTTTAAACTCCTCAAAGACATCATCCGCGACTATACGCCAGAGGAGTATAGCTACGAGCCATCAGAAGGTGACCGTAAAGCCAAGCAGTCTGACTACGATATGGTGGAGGTTATCCCCGTATCGGACCCGAACGCGGCAACAATGGCTCAGAAGGTTGTTCAGTATCAGGCTGCTCTACAGCTTGCTCAGGGAGCACCTCAGTTATACGACTTGCCATTGTTACACCGGCAGATGTTAGAGGTGTTGGGGATCAAGAATTACCAAAAATTAGTCCCGATTGAAGATGAGATGAAGCCTCGTGATCCGGTTACGGAGAACCAGAACATCCTCAAGAATAAGCCGGTCAAAGCATTTATATATCAGGATCATAAAGCCCATATCGCTGTCCACATGGCAGCGGTGCAGGACCCGCACATTATGGAGTTGATTGGTAAAGACCAGCAGCTTGCTCAGAAAGTATCTGCTGCAATGTCCGCACATATTGCGGAGCATCTGGGTATGGAATACCGCAAAGAGCTTGAACAACGTATGGGTATGACGTTGCCCGCGTATGAAGATGATCAGGATGAAGTAATGATGTCTCCAGAGATGGAGGTTCAGGTCTCTCAGAAAGCGGCAATGGCAGCGCAGCAAATGTTGCAGCAGAATCAGCAGCAGGCTCAGCAGAAGAAGAATCAAGACATGGCGCAAGATCCGCTCATCATGCTCCAGAAGCAGGAGCTTGACATCAAGGCGCAGGACTTGCAGCGGAAAGCCAAGAAGGACAACGACGATCTTCAGGCGAAAATGGCTCAGCTTCAGGTTGAGGTTCAGCGGTTGACAGCCCAACACGCACTTGAGCAGCAGAAGATCGACATGCAGCACGAGGCTGATGGAGCCAAAGCTGCACTTAAAATGCTCAGCGAACAGAACCAACGAGATACACAACAGGAGCAGATGGGTCACTCAGCAGGTGTTGACCTTATGAAGCACCGTGAACAGTTACATCATCAGCGAGAGACTGACCGTGAGAAACGCGCGCATGAGTACACAAGTGCTCAAGAAGAGCGCGCACATCAGGCTAAACAAGCTGAACAAAAACCAAAGGCTGAGAAATGAGTTATGAGCTTCACAAGGCGATGACTATTTTGGCTAAACGAATTGACGATAAAGTCAAACATCTTGAAGAGTCTCTAGGCGCAAGAGCAGCTAGGGATTACAACGAGTACACAGGGATATGTGGGGAAATTACAGGTCTCCTCACTGCTAAATCCTTCATGCAAGACCTGACGCACGAAATGGAAGAATTTGATGAATGATGACAAGGCAACACAATTGCCCAAACCTAGTGGTTACAAAATCCTTTGTGCCATTCCTGAGTCAGAGAAAGAATTTGAAAGTGGCATCATCAAAGCTGATGAAACTATTCGATACGATGAACTGCTGACTACTGTTTTATTTGTGGTGGCTATGGGACCAGACTGCTACAACGACCCAAAACGGTTTCCGACAGGTGCTTGGTGTAAGCCGGGTGATTTCATTCTAATCCGCCCAAATGCGGGTACACGTTTGGTGATTCACGGGAAGGAATTCCGAATCATCAACGACGATAATGTTGAGGGGACGGTTGACGATCCTCGCGGCATTAAACGTAAATAAGGAATAGCCATGTCTAAATTTGGTGACGACTACAAGTTTCCTGACGAGATTGAAGATAAAGTTGAGGTATCTGTAGAGGACGATGATGTTACGATAGACATCGTTGATGATGCCCCTCCAGAAGACCGTAACGTAAATCCTCTTCCAGAAGATATCAAAGACGATCTTGAGAAAGCTGACGAGTCAGCCGAGTATTCCAAGAACGTAAAGCAGAAGTTTACGCAGTACAAGAAAGCTTGGCACGATGAACGTCGAGCCAAAGAAGCTGCACTACGTGAACAGCAGGAAGCGCTTGCTGCTGCTCAGCGGTTTCTTGATGAAAACAACAGACTGAAAGCTGTTCTTCATAATGGCGAGAAGGAGTTGATATCCACATATCAGACTACCGCCGAGATGGAGTTGGACAAGGCAGAAAAGAATTACAAGGAGGCGTATGACTCCGGTGATTCTGATAAACTGCTCGATGCCCAAAAAGAAATGGTTCGCGCCCAGCTTAAACTGGACAAAGCGAAAAACTTTCAACCTACTGTACAACCGCAACAAAGCAATGTACAGTATCAACAACCTGCTCAACCGCAGTTAGATCCAAAGGTTGCAAACTGGGTTTCAAACAACCAATGGTTTGTCGACCCCAACAAACGGGCCATGCGCCGGTTTGCAGAAGGGATTCATGAGGATCTAGAATCTCGGTTTGGTAGAGGGTATATTGGCACAGATGAATACTATGCTAATATCGACAAAGAAGTAAAAGCTAGATTCCCAGAAGAGTTTGGCTCCACTTCAAAAAACGAGGCAAGTCCTCGTACAAGGCCAAGTACGGTGGTAGCGCCAGTGAAACGCAGCACTGCTCCCAAACAAGTAGTCCTGACTAGAACCGCCGCAAATATCGCCAAAAAACTTGGCATTACTCCTCAGCAATACGCTAAGGAATTTTTGAAATTGGAGGCCAACAATGGCTGAAAGCAGACTTGAACGCGAGATGACCGTTAGGACTGAGCAGGAACGCCCCAAAAGCTGGCGACCCGCAGAAACCCTACCGGAGCCGGACAAACAGCCGGGATACGCGTACAGATGGGTTCGTACCGCTACTTTGAATGAGCTTGACCAACGTAATATCTCGGGGAAACTACGGGAAGGTTGGGAGCCTGTGGCAGTTGAAGAGCAGCCTAAATTTCGGTTTATGGTTGATCCAAACAGTCGCTTCAGAGACAACATCGAGATTGGTGGGCTTCTGCTTTGCAAGACTCCCCTTGAATTTGTCCAACAGCGCGCGGACCACTTTGCGGATGTAACCCGTAAACAGACCGAGGCGGTGGATAATAATCTAATGCGCCAGAGCGATCCGCGTATGCCACTTTTCCAAGAACGGCGTTCGTCGGTGAGCTTCGGTAAAGGTACTTAATTTTTGGAGCTTTAAATGCCTTATCCTGTTATTCCAGCCCCATACGGGCTAAAGCCAATCAATTTGATTGGTGGGCAGGTGTTTGCGGGTTCCACCCGTGAACTCCCTATTCAATACAGCTACAACACCAGCATCTACTATGGCGACATCGTAGGTTTGGTTCGTGGCTTTGCAACCCGCTTGGTCACCACGACCGGCGCAGGTAACACTACTGGTGGTCCCGGTTCTGGGATGGTTGGTGTGTTCCTTGGCTGTTCCTATACCAACCCGCTAACTAAACAGAAGACCTTCTCGCAATACTGGCCCGCAAACACGCTGGCTGGCGATGCAGTTGCAATCGTTTGTGACGACCCTGACACCGTGTTTAAAGCGGTTATGGTTTCGGGTACAACCGTGGTTGCTTCTGGTAGCAACGCTCTGGTTGGTCAGAACCTGCAAGGTGTGGATAACACCGGTAGTTCAAACACCGGTAACTCCGCAAACGGTCTGTTGGTTCAAACCACTCTTAACACGGCGGCATTCCCATTCCGTTGCGTTGGTGTTGTGAAAGACACGGCAGTTGCTCTTGGTACGGCTACTTGGTCTACTGGTACGACGACCCTCACGGTCAGCGCACTGCCAAACGCTCTTCCAATTGGTACGGACGTTGCGTTCCTTGCTGCTAACGGTCAGTTGGTTCAAACGGGTTCGTTTGTTTCGACCGCTGCTAGCGCGGGTGCCACTTCGGTTGTTCTCAACGCCCAGTATGGTGTTGTGGGCGCCGGTGGTACTTCCGCAACGGGTACGGCTATCCCTGCTTCGTCAGTGATGGTCTTCACTCAGTACCCAGAAATCCTCGTCAAGCTGAACTTCAGCAACCACGAGTATTACTACGCAACCCCGTTCTAAGGAGTCATTTAAATGGCTATCTCACGCGCCCAGCTACTAAAAGAACTCCTTCCGGGGCTTAACGCTCTGTTTGGTTTGGAATATGCTCGCTACGGCGAAGAGCATAAGGAAATCTACGAAACCGAAACTTCCGAGCGTAGCTTTGAAGAAGAGACCAAGCTCTCTGGCTTCAGCGCAGCGCCTGTGAAGGCTGAAGGTTCGGCGATTGCTTATGACAACGCTCAGGAAGCATGGACCGCTCGTTACAACCACGAAACCATCGCTCTTGGTTTTAGCCTGACCGAAGA